CCTGCATTAAATCCCATCGCTGTATTGTTGGAGGAGGTTGTTACGGCAGTTAATACATTATTGCCAAAGCCGACATTTGACGCTCCGCTGGTAATCAAAGTTCCAGCGGAATGACCAAACATCGAGTTATTTGCTCCTGTCGTTACAGCCGCCGCAGAATTATATCCAACAGCCGTAAGCGCAGTCCCTGATGTTAATGCGCTACCTGAATTAGAGCCAATTAAGGTATGTTCCGCACCTGTCGTAATGGCGTCACCAGCATGACTACCTATGATAGTATTGTGGTTCGCAGTTGTTACTGCGCTACCTGCACCAAACCCTAGAAATGTACTATGACTACCTGTGGTTTGTGCATCACCAGCAGCACCACCAACTATAGTGTTATAATCACCCGTCGTTACAGCAGCACCAGATTCATAACCGACAAAAGTATTTTGTGTAGAGCCAGCCGTTAACGCCGCACCAGAACGATAACCAATGACCACCATACCGTCGCCTGTGTCATTAACTTGTGCAGCATTATAACCAATAGCGACGTTGTTAGATGCTGTTGTTGTCCCTCCACCAGCAGAACTTCCTATAAAAGTATTACCGCCACCAGTTGTTGTTGCATCACCAGAAGTAGCTCCAAGAAAAGTGTTGTTTGCTCCTGTAGTTACAGCATAACCAGAATTTGTTCCTACAGCAGTATTTGTTCCACCTGTCGTATTTGCATTAAGTGCGTTAGTTCCTAGTGCAGTGTTATTAGATGCAGTTGTATTTGCCCCTAAAGCATTACGTCCTACTGCAACATTATCAGCACCCGTTGTATTTGCATCAAGTGCTATATGTCCCACTGCTGTATTGTAACTTGCCGTTGTATTTGCGGCTCCAGCAGACCTTCCTATAAATGTATTTTCTGCGCCAGTTGTTGTTGCATTACCAGCATGACTACCTATAAGAGTATTATCATTACCTGTAGTAACTGCGCTACCTGCTGCATAACCAACATGGGTGTTATGGTCAGCTTCGGTTGCTGCATCACCAGCAGTCATTCCTACAAATACATTATAAAGTCCTGTTGTTAAGGCTTTACCAGCATGATAACCAACTGCTACCATACCAGATGTGGTGGTCATTGCTGCAAGAGCATCTCGCCCTATTCCTACATTATAAAGGCCAGTTGTAAGCGCACCTAAAGCATGGTTTCCAAATGCTTGGTTGTCTGTACCTGTAGTAATTGCATCAGCAGATTGACTTCCAAAGGCATTATTACTACCGCCTGTAGTTTGACTTAAAAGAGCCTGATTTCCAAATGATGCTGAATAACCACCCGTAGTAGTGTCACGACTAGCCGCATAACCAACAGCAGTATTGTATGGTCCTGTTGTTGCATATCTTAATGCAGCAGAACCCATACCTGTATTACCAGTTGGAGTAGTAGTAGTTGTTCCAGCTAGATAACCAACGTAAGTACAATCAAGTCCAGTTGTTAGTGCCGCCGCCGCAGAAGAACCAATTGCTACGTTTTGTCCAGAGCCTGTAGTATGTGCGCCTAGAGCATTAGAACCAACAGCTACATTATTAGTTCCTGTAGTGCAAGCATCTAAAGCAGTAGCACCAACAGCAGTATTATTAGCAGCCGTTGTATTTGCAGCTAAAGCATTATGTCCGACTGCTGTATTACTAGCTCCTGTCGTATTTGCCCCTAAAGCGGTCATGCCTACGCCAATGTTATTATGTGCAGTTGTATTTGCTGTAAGAGCATTAGTACCAATAGCAATATTCTGTAATCCTGTAGTATTTGCAGCTAAAGCAGTATAACCAACAGCAGTATTATTATTTGCTGTAGTAATTGCTGCTCCAGCACCTGCTCCAATTCCAACATTTTGTGCGCCAGTTGTAGTTGCAGTAAGTGCTGTTTGGCCTAATGCTGTATTACCAGCACCAGTTGTATTTGCTCCTAAAGCGTTATGTCCCATTGCTGTGTTATAAGAAGCAGTTGTATTAGAATCTAGCGCACCAGAACCAATAGCATTATTTTGTGTACCTGTGGTATTTGCATATAAAGCACGATACCCCACAGCTACGTTATCCATATCAGCATTGCCAGAAGGGTTTTGTACAAGAAGAGCTTCATAGCCTACCGCAACTGATTGATCACCAGCTACGTTAGCACCTAGAGCATCAACTCCAAGAGCAACATTTGATGTGCCTGTCGTATTCGCATCCAAGGCTCTATAACCAACAGCGACGTTTATCCCTGTAGTATTTGCTGTCATGGCATTACGACCAACACCTGTTGAATCGCTGCCTGTTGTTACAGCACCAGCACCACTTCCTAAAAATGTATTGTAGTTTCCGCTGACATTGCTGCCGCCAGAGTTATACCCCAAAAAAGTATTTTCTCCACCCGTAGTAATGCTATCGCCAGCAACATATCCAAGAACTGTATTAAAATCGCCTGTAGTAATAGCCGTACCAGCTTCATCACCCACTGCTACGTTATAGTTACCACCTGATTCTATTGAGTTACCTGCATTAACACCTGCAGCAAAGTTAGATGTACCTGCTGTTGATTTTCTTATATCACCAGCAAATGTTGCATTACCACCTACACTTAATGTAGATGCTAGACTTACTGCACCTGTTACACTTAGAGTCCCACCTACTGATACATTACCACCTACAGCTAAGTCACCTGATACAGATACATCACCATCGTAGGTAATACCACCTGCAGCAAAGAACGTACCACCTATTGATACATTACCAGCTACATCTAAATTACCACTTACAGATACACTATCTTCAAAGATTGCTGAACCAGCTATTGTTACTGTAGAGTTAAGTTGTGTAGCTCCACCTACAACTAATGCACCAGAGACTGACACATCATCTTCAAACTCTGCCTTACCTGTAATATTACTTGTACCACCTATTGATGTATTACCTGTAACATCTAATGTACCACCTACTGTTACATTACTTTTTAAAGCTGCTGCACCTACCACTGTTACAGTAGATGCAAAGTTAGCTGCTCCACCTACACTAAGAGTAGATGCTAGACTTACAGCCCCTGTAACACTAAGCGTACCACCTACTGATACGTTGCCACTTGCTGCTAAGTTACCACTTACAGATACACCATCATTAAATATAGCACTACCTACAAAGTTAGATGTGCCACTAACTGATACATTACCACCTACATTTATATATCCTGATACAGATATATTATCAACAATACCAATAGAAGCTTTAACACCTGTTATATTTTCACCATTACCATAATATGCTGAAGCACATACTCTTGCATTTGGAGCAACAATGTTTGTTCCTACAACGGTTAAATTACTTGTTAAATTTAAATTACCACTTACAGTTACCGTACTTTCAAATGTAGCAGCACCTGTAGTTTTAAATGTACCGCCTACAGAAGTATTACCTGCTGCATTTAAATTTCCAGAGACTGATACACCACTATTAAATTCTGCATTAGATTCAAAAGTAGCAGCCCCAACTGTTCTTAATGTGCCGCCTATTGATGCATTTTCTAATACATCAAGTTGACCACTAACAGATACATCAGATTTAAATGCTGCGGCACCTAATACTGTTACTGTACTTTGAAGCTGTGTAGCACCTGATACTGTTACTGTAGACTTAAATGTAGCTGCACCAATAGCCGTTACAGTGCTTTGAAGTTGTGTAGCCCCTGCAAGGTTTGCTGTACCACCAACATATAAGTTACTACCTATAGTAGCATTACTTACTGATATGTTACCACCAACATCAGCAGTTATTCCTGTAAGATTAGAACCATCTCCATAGTAAGCAGAGGCACATACTTTTTCTTTTACATGTAGATCAGAAGCAATAGATGTAGCTCCTGTTATTGCCATTGTTCCTGTAAACTTAGCAGCACCTGTTGCTAGTTGAAAAGAACTATCAGTGCCATCTCCTGTTTCAATAGTAGTTAGACCTGCACTTACACCGCTATTGGTACTAACCCCTAAACGTAGAAGTTGTTTATAAGTGTTGGCAATTTGTTTTCCTGTTAAGTCTGTCATATTGTATTCCACCAATTATCTGTGTCTTCCCAATTTGTTTCTGCCTGATTCCAGATAACACCTCTACCTCCAGTATCGGGACGAGGATTAAGAATAGCGGGGTTATCTCTAAGATCAGGTACTTTATTCTGTGGATGATTCTTTAAATCAAAACCTCCCTCAAAGTCTTCAGGACATGTTAACATGCCATAACTGTTTAATCTCATAATTCTATGTGGATATACAAACCCACATGTATCGCACATGGCTAATGCATTTTTATTACTTGCCATTATACATACCTTAATCTAGGAACAACTTTCATTACAGCAAGCTCTCTATCTTCAAGCATTGCTCTTGCAAGTGTTTCTTCATAATTTATTTTTAACATTTGTATTCTATTTGCATCTACACCCACTCTCTTCATAGATAGATAGTATGCAAGACCACAAGTAAGACATGGTAAAAATCTTTTAGGTAGATCAGCATTTTGTGTTGCTGACTTATTTACATCTTGTAACTCACTAATAGTTTCTATTTTTAAAACATCAGTAGAGTTTTCTGGAATGGGCCATAAAGATATAACAGGATTATCTCTTTTTCTTCTAATAGAATATTGAGAAGGTCTGCCTGTTTGAGTTTTATTTGGTATTAATAAATATTCTTCAGGGGATATACGTTCTAATTGAATATCACTACTATCTCTATTTAGCACAACTTCAAGCGCATCTATTGTAGAAGAAGATAAGTCATAAGCTGTTGTACTTGCAGTAACCGTAAGAGAAGAAACAGACGTACTCCAAAGGAGAACACCTCTATTCTGCCAATCTTTTAGCATAAGATTTATAGAACGCCGTGCAGAAGCAGGGGTATTACCAAGGGTATTTTCTCCCCCGATCATTTCTGTTGCTTCTTGTATCACTTCATCTATATCAAGATTAAAATTATATGTGCCTGATACTGCCATTATGTTCTATACCTTTTTGTTTTAGCAGCTATTTTTCTTGGCTGCTTCACGAACTGCTTCCCTGCAGCAGTCCCTTTTCTCTTTGCTCTGGTGGTCGCTGCATATTCCTTTGAGGATAGTGCTTTGATTGCTTTCTTGGGAAGATACCGTTCCCCTGTCTTGCCACTTGGTTTGCCTGACTTGGTTGTCCATTTTTGCTTTGTCCATTTCGCTAATTTATTACTCTTTTTCTTTTTACCTGAGTAAGTACCACCCGCCTCTTGGTAATACTTAGTTGCTAGTTGCATCGCTCTTGCTGAGTGTTTACCCATCTTACGCAATGCTTTAGCTTTAGCAGCAGCCCATTTTTTAGGATCACGCTTCTTGGCTATTGCCATTAACGGCCTACTTTCTTCATTGCCTCTTTATGAGCAGCACCAAATGTTTTTCCACCTCTCATTGCTTTTTTCATACTAGTCATATGTTTTGCAGTATGATGTTTAGCATGTCTTTTTAAAGTTTCTGTTTGTCTTTTAGTAAGAGGTTTAGAAGTTGTCTTCTTTGTTGGTCTTCCTACTTTAGAACCATATGTCCCTTTACCTTTTGGCATTAACACCTCCACCTTTTTCTAGCTTGTCTTAATCTACTGTTAGGGTTCTTAGCAGCCTTGGGAAACTTTTTCATTTGTCCTGCTGATCTAGCACAATATGATTTACGTCTTGATGCACGTTTACCAGTAGGTTTCTTTTCAGTAACAGCAGTCTTTAATTTAGAACCGGGATTCTGTCTACGATACTTGGCTACACCTTTTTTGGTCATGCCAGCACCAGACTTGGTAGGACGCTTCATGCCCCGACCAATGGTGATCCCTTTCATATTACTTTTTTTTCTTTTGACTGCCATATGTATATCTATACTTTTCTTTTAAATATTTTACAAGGTCTTCCCAATAATCATCCCAATAGGTATAATCTTTTTTGATAGGTCTAATACAACTCTCATCTATTAAACTGTAATTGTCTTCGCCTAAATCTACAGACTCTCTGTATCTTTTTAAAAAATCTTCGTCAACCATTACTCTACTTTAAAAGCTTTACCCTGTTCATAATCATCATCAACTACAACATCTTGAGGTGGACCTTTTACAGATGGTCCTTTACGTGCAGCACCAAACCCCTGTCCTGTAGGCTTCCCTACAATCTCATCTAATGGGATACTGCGATCTATTAATGTATGTGGTCCTGCCATCTTACTCTCCCTTAGTATATTTTCTATAAAAATACCAAGCACCTATTGCAATAACACCAATAATTGCTATACTAATACCTAGCATACTATCTTCTTTTGCTGGTATAACTTCTGCTTTACTGGGTTGTTCTACAACAGCTACTGTTTTAGTTTCTATTTTCTTATCCATTTAATTCTCCTTTATTTACACGCTGATGGAACCCATCTATGTGTCTGCTGAAAATCTGTACAAAGCCTATTAAGAAGAGCTTTATTACCAGATTGTTTAGCTATTTCTATTTTAGTTAAAGCTATTTGTTGTGCATTACTTCCTACAAGTTGTATTAATTCTTCTTTATTAGCATAACGATCTTCTAAAAAATATCCTGTACCTGCTAACCCTGCTACTACAGTCATTGCTGAAAGAATATTAATCTGCTACTACAGTCATTGCTGAAAGAATATTAATCATATTCATTCTAGTAATCTTGAGAAGGTGTGAATGGTGTTGATATGGGAGATATAGAACCAATACCTCCTGCTGGATCAACTAAAGGACTTGGATCAGGTTTAGAGTCTCCACCAAGTTTTCCTACTAATCCTTCTAAACCTTCTAATAATCTTTCAAATCTATTTAAAAAATTACCTCCTTTACCACCTATAGGTTTAAAAACTTCAGGTTGGGGCATTACTGCAGGACGCATTACGTCTGGACGAGGCAAAGATGTTACAGGTTGTCCCATTAAACTAGTTAAGTTTGTACCTAATCCCTGATAATTACTTATTGTAGGAGGAGCCGCTACCATAGGTTGAGACTGATACTCTTGAAGGCGACCTGCATTATTAAACATAGAATCTAAACCTGTTCTAGTACCACCCTGCATACCAAGATGCATTTGATCTAATCTTTGTTGTTCTTCTAGGGGTAGATCTAGACTATATCTCATTATGCTTTTCCCTTTTTTCTACCTTTTGCAGCCATATTTGCCATTCTCTTATTACCGTACTTCTTACGTCCTATATGTGCAGCAAGAGCTTTAGGATTTTTTGCTCCACCTTTTTTTAGTTTTTTTGTTAAAGAATTAAATCTAGCTCCACTTCCTAGTGTTGGTTTAGGTTTTTTCTTAGGTGACTTCATAACTTGCTGCCTTGCACTAGACCTATTAATCATAACTATTATCGACTACCTGACCACCTGTCATGCGATAAGTAATGGGTCCACGTTTTTTATAAACTTTACCACCACCACGTTTTTTTAGTGGACTTTTAAAAATGTCTTTTGCATCTATTTCTCTATTTTTTTTATTTTTTTCTATAGCAGTTTTAAGCTGTGGTATTGTAAGATCTATATAACTACTAGGATTTTGTGAACCTGTTAAATTACTAAGTTCAGTTATTAATTGTTCTTTTGTTTTTACTTTAGGTACTATTTTTATTCCCATTTAATTTCCCCTTATGGTGATCCCTGTTGAACAGGATCTGGTGATCCAGCAGGACTTGCAGCAATCTCCATATCGTCCTGTCGTGTTCTACGAGCTTGGTTTCTAAGTGTAATTATTGCTGCTTCATATTGCTGTTGCCATACAGGAAGCGTTTGCCAATCTTTCATAAACATTGTAGCTTCTAGCATACATCCATAAAATAAAGCATCGTAACAATACTGACTAAAATAATTAGTTGTTGTAACGCTAGTACCCGTAGCAGAAGCTAGGGGAAGAGGTTGTTGAACTGTTTGAATTTCCCCCGTCAATGTTGAAGTAGGAGTAGGAACAATATAAATAGAACTATTAGTTTTTCTAGAATAGTACCGTGGATCGCCCACAGATGCACTAGCATAGGGCCAATAGTCAATTGCATATTCATATGTTCTCTGTAATAAACTTGTTTTTATACTTGATGTGCTTGTAGTATAGTTTACATTTCGTACAATGCGTACTCTGTCATTAGGTAAATCTACAACAGGATTATTCGCTAAAAGCGTAATTGTTGTATAAACATCTAATCCAACATCATCAATATCTTTAGTTAATCGAAGTTCTGTTCTTTCGATAAAACTAGCAATAGCACTTGTAAATTCAGCACCATCATTTTCGCTTGCACTGATAATATCAGCTTTTAGATCAGAGTACGTAGCCATAATCAGCCTACAAATGCAGTCAAAACACATCCATCAGTAGGACCAGATACACTGACAACACCATAGACAGGAACTCCAAGTTCCCCCATGTAAATGTCAGTTGCTTCATTGGCAGCTACTTGAAATTTAATTGCAGTACCTTCTGCTGTTTTATTGGTAATCTGCCTTTGTCCTTTAATTGAATAAGAACCAGCAGCCGTAGCCAATGCGTGTACAGCCAAGATACGAGTAGTTGATGGTGTAGGGTTATCACCTGTACCATTACTACCTACAGTCGTATCATCTTCTACATATGTAAGAACTGCGTCTGCTGTTGCAATCCCGACTTTAATATTTGTTGTCATAATAACTCCCTTATAAGTATGAGAGGAGTAGCATTACACTACCCCTCTCTACCGTTAGATTAGCCAGCGGAACCGAACCACCCACGCCAATCAGAGACACCGAAGCTATAACGCTCACGGGCTTTGAAACGAAGGTTTCCAGTATCAAAATCAGGCTCCATCTTAGTCTGAAGTGGAGAACGAACAAACATCTTTGTTCCATTCGGCACGTCAGTCTTTACAAACCATGCATCAGTATCAGTGAAGCGACGGTTAATGAAGTAGCCTTCAGGGACCATACCCATATTACGAATAGCGTTGATAGCATTCGTGTTAGGGTTAGCCGCTGCAGCACTCGTTCCGGTGTTACCGGGGCTGCTGAGTACTTTGTCAGCAACGGCCCAATAGTCAACGGGAATGTGCAAAGAAACCACAGAAGCACCGATCAGAATACCACGATCATCTTTGATCTTCTGAGCAGTAGTTAGTGCAGTTTCAAGAGTTGCTTCTGATAGGTCAGACGCAGCCAAAAGGTTGGACTGATTACCATCAGAAATGGTTGGATGAGCCGCAGAGAAGAATGCAGCACCGTCACCAATGGTATCAGAGAAACCATTGTTGTAGATGTTTGCAGCTTTCACCTGTTTGGTATTTGCCATTGCCCGTGCAAGACCTTTCGCACGAAGTTTAGCAAACGTATCATACAAGTTATCTTCCATTGCTTCTTCGGTGACAGCAAAGGCAAGAGCCACAGTCTCAGCCGTATAACGGGCCGTGTAGCTTTCCTGTGCGTCATCATAAGAAACAGCAGCACCTTCACCCTTAGTTGGTGCAGTACCGAAACCCGTGAAGAGTACTTCTTCTTCAAAGGCACGATCTGAGTTCTCAATTTCAAAGAGAGGCTCATGCTCATTATTAACCTCTCCATACTCCATTCCAAATACGGCATTAAGACCGGGAAGGAGTTCTTTGCTAATACTAGCTCTATTAATAGCCATGATTAATCCTCCCTATTATGCCGAAGAAGCCGTAGCCGTTACGTAGCGGTCACGGTGCATATTCAACCAGACTTCTACGATTGGATAAGCATCGGAATCCTTTTCATCAGGATACTTAGCTTTACCAACGACTCGTACTTGCTTTTCGGATTCAGCACCACTTGCACCATCAAGGTAATAACTGGATTGACCAGTCGTTGTATTACCAGATGAAGCAGTAGAACTGACAGTTACGTTATAGTTCTTGACAATTGCCAACTCTGCAGCCGACAATGACAAGGATGCTTGAATGTAATAAGTCTGATTAGGATCAGTTATTACAAAGAATTTAATATCCGTGGCACTCGTTCCACCGTTCCAATAACGTGCGAACTTTTGCTCCCCGTTTTCAACATATTGACAACCCATGAAAACACCAGAAGGTTTAAGCGTACTTGCAACATATGGTGAAATAGTTGCAAAGTTAGCTCCCGGCATTACCACTGGATCACCAGTGAAAATGTTGTTGGTGGGTGACTGAGCCTGACCAGTTGAAGTCAACGTGATCATATCGGTTACAGCCTCATTATTATAGTTACCACCTTTTTTACGAGCAGGAATGAAACCACGAAATGCTTTAGTAGTAGACATGTTTCATCTCCTTTTTATGTGGAGGTTAGTCCTGAAAATTAGGAACTCGACCTCTCGTTGTTACTGATTTACTTGTATTGGAGATTGGCATACGAGAGTCAGAGCTTTTCATCAACTGTGCGTTTACTGCATCCATCATATCATTTGCTTTATTCTCGTAAAACTTTCTCCTAGCCTTTACCTTACCTGCTGGCATTTTAGCCAAAGCTAAGTCTCCACGACAGACTGTACCAAGGTATCGGCCTTCTTCCCTTACGAAGGATGTAACAGCCATTTCAGGAACTTCATCAGGAGTTACGAAGACCCATCCTGCTTGTTGTTTCTTACCAACATTCGTGATGTCATCTTGACCTTTTAACGATATACGTATCCAACGAAGGGCCATGCCTTCATTGTCAAAACGTGCTTGTACCA